CTAACAGTGATCTAATCATTCTGAATAGCCATATTGATTCTAACAACGCTACGGCGATTAGTATCGGTTCTGGTTCGACGATGACGATAGCAAACTCGTCGGTGGGTTCTAGCGCTACACATGCGATCTCTGGAGCAGGGACATTATTATATACCCCTATAGCCTTCACGAAATCGTCATCTAGCGTGAACGTATCTACGCAAACGCCGTTAAGGTTTGGCCCTCAAATATCACCTGAGCTAACGGATACGAATGGGACAGTGTACTACGATGGGACGATCCTACAAACAACCCCTCCTGAGACAGCTGGGTTTGTTTTAACATCGAACGGCCCCGGTAGCCCTCCTACGTATCAAGCATCTTCATCCTCTGCGTTAAAGGCGTTTAGAGCGCATCTAGCATCTAATACTGCGGCTAACATCACTGGAGATGGAACGCTGGTTACAGTACCTTTTGACACGGTCGATTATGACACCGATTCAGGGTACAATACAGGTACGAATATTTATACCATCCCAACTGGAGGAGCGGGAGTCTGGCAAGTTAACTACTCTGTATTTACCTACCGAACAGGAGGAACTAATAACGTAGAGCTGTTGAGCTTCTTAATCAACGGTTCAACATCAATTAGAAACTACGAAATGGACTTTGAAACCGTTCAAACCTCTGGTGAGTTAACTCTTACAAGTGGTGCTCAGTATCAATTTGCAGACGGAGACACTATCCAGATCCAGTGCAACGTCGGTGGAGGAGCAAAGAATATTGGATTTGCCGGAACATTCTGCGTATTCAGTATGGCTAGACTAGGTTAATGAAGCTCGTTTTCTGGGTCGAAAGGCTCCAGATAACGAAGCTTGAAATAGTAAAAAATGTTTTTTGCATGGTGAACATGAAACGTAAACAAACCTCTATCAATGATATCTAGGTTATCTGCGTTTTTCTCAATGAGCTTAAAGAGCTCATCGAAATGCATATCCATAGTTTTGACAAAGTTCTTGTCATAGTCATGTGGAGCCTCTTCACCAAAGCAAAACTGAGAAGAAACAAAAAGAAAAAGATAGAGCACGTATTTCATATAACCTCTGTCGAAAAACAAAACGTTGCCACTAAGGCAATAAAAGATCAAGGAGAATTTATAAATGACAAGTCCTACAACCTATAAGTTAGGATTTCCTAAGCTGAAATACTCGGTTGTGCCTATGGCATCAGGGAGTCCATTTTCAAGAGATCCAACTACCGCTGATCTATTCGATCCTAAGGTAGGTGGCTATTACAACATCGGTACAGTATGGCCTAACGAGGCTGATAATAAAGCCTTTATGCTTACATCTATCACCACTGGTAATACTGCTAACTGGCAAGAGATTACGGCAGATGGTGGGGATGTTACTGGGCCGGGATCTTCAACCGCTAATGCGATAGTGAGATTCAATGGTACTACTGGTAAAGTTATCGAGAACTCGCCTGTAACGATGGCAGACACTACAGGTACTATGACCTTCCCAGCTGGTGGTGGTGTAGTCATGACTGCATCAGGAGCCGCTGCACGTAAAGGTAGCGTAACACTAACCGCAGGAGCTTCAGGGGATATCGCAACTACTTCGGTAGCAGCAAACTCGGCAATCTCTTTAACGATTACCGCTTTGGGTACTGTTTCAGCACCTCAAGCCCTATATGTCACTATTACAGCAGGTACGAAATTCACAATCACCTCAGCTGATAATACGGACACTTCCGTAATCACATGGGCTATTGTGGGGTAGAGATGCCTTTTAAATCAAAAGCACAAAGAGCCTACCTCTTCGCTAACGAGCCGCAAGTCGCAAAGGAATTTGCGGCTCATACTCCGAAGGGACAAAAATTACCGAATAAGGTAAAAAAGAAAAAAGGGAAGAAATAATGTTTAAATGGATCAAGTCACTGTTTAAAGGCACATCCTCGATAAGCAAATCTGTTCAGTTTTCTCTGGGCATAATTAAGCTGTTCGAGCAATATGAAATCAGCGACCCAAACACTAAGGACGCAGTCATCGACACGATTGTGGCTGTATTGAACCAACATAAATCTCCGGCACAACCGGTAACCACTTCACAAGGAAGTTAACATGAAAGCAAAATTAGGGTCTGGCGCTCGTTTCAAAGCCGTCGAGAAGGCCGCCGCTAAGTCGGGAGCTGAAAACCCCGCAGCTGTTGCAGCTAAAGCAGGTATGAAGAAATACGGTAAAGAAAAGATGGAGAAGATGGCAGAAGCCGGAAGGAAGAAAAAATAATGAGAGTTAAAGAATCCGGTAAGGTTATGCCTGCACGTACCCCTAAGGGTGGTACTGGCAAGGATGCAGTTGCGTTAGTTGAAAGCTCTAAAGCCAGAAAGAAGATGCCTGCGAAGCCTGTAAAGAAAGAGAAATATAAGAAGTAGCGTGAGCTACTTCTTTTTTTTTACTTCCCTGTTGAAGCGGGAGCCACGCTAACCGGAACATTGATGTTCGGGCTAACATTCGGCGTAGTGCTCAACGTATCATCCACTAGATCACTAGCAGTTCCATGAGTATCAATATTTTGAAAACTCAACGTGCAACTACACAGTAGGAGCGGGAGCATCAGAGATATCAATAATTTTTTCATTAGCTATCTTCCTTTTGTTTTTCCATTTATTAAAATTGTCTGAAGTTACCTTAATGTCCTTAAGTAATCGCATTAAAGTAGGTACTATCCCTTCTTTTAAATGCGAGTTAATTTCATTTAGAAAATCAATAACTAAATGACTTTGTAATGGATCGAAGTGCCTCAAAAGCTCTTCAGTTAATCTTTCTCTTATAGTAGGATCTTCTGAGATCTCAGGTGATGGCTCTAAAACCTCACCATTTGCCCTAGAATCGCTTATCTCACCTTCAATGTACCCAATGCCTATCACATCGCTAAAAAGCTGTCTGGCAAGCCGAGAAACGCATCTAGCATAAAGCATATCTTCGGGGGTACGTTTCCATCCCCCTTTTTCCTTAATAAGACCTGCTTTTTGAGCCATCTCAATAGTAAAAGTGACTGTATGGGTCTCACCAGTATCACACCTAGTTCCTTTAATTTTACAAATCTGATCTGTACTTTCTAAGATCTGCAATGTATGTTTAGATCGCCGGATTAACGCTGACATCACTCGAGCAGATAGTTCCACCTTTCCCTCGATGATATGGAGCCCTCCATTAAGCGCTTGAGCCGGCCCTATTCCATACTCTCTAGCCGCTAACATGATCATCATAATAGCAGACTCTTTTCCTACGCCTCGATACATTTGGCTATCTACCGCGTTCTTAGCCCACGTTTGATATACCATAAGTTCTTGAGCATTAGGCATCCCAACAAGCTGTATAGAGGTATTAACCTCTTGCTGTATTGGTGGCATTACACCTTGTTGTTTTACGGTAACCACCGCATTATCCATCTAACCTCCTAATAATCGGTCATTAAACAGTAGTTGCATCCTCGTCCCCCGCATCGAGGGCAAGAGTCATGATCATCATCATCAACATCAGAATCAAAATCGTAATCAACATCGTAATCCTCCTCATATTCGTAGGGAATTTCACCCCGTAACATTGCAAAATATTCAGGGTAGTCCCAAGGAATGAGATTTGGATCTCTCATTACTTCCTCCAAAAGTGTTTGAATATTTCTAAACATTTTTTGAATAGATCGAATTGATCGTCATAGACGTAGAGATCCGGTTTCATCCCATGCTTATTCAGATGCAGAAAATGGATACCACGTATGTCGTAGCCATGTTTCCGAGCCATATAAGCATAGGCTGACCCCTGAAGAGGCCATGTCTTCGATGGTTTCGCAGAAGTTTTAAGGTCTAGTATGATAGCTCCTTCTTCGCTCTCAATGATCATATCGACAGCGCCGGTGATCATTAGCTCGGAGCAGTAGAACCTTTGTTCTAAGGCTAGAACCTTGCGTCCTTCTTCCCACCATTGTTTGAAACTATGGACATAGCCTCGAGTTTCATCATCTACATCCCACTCGCCTAAGCCTTTAACAATACCTTCGCATATGTCATGCACCTTTGTGCCACGCCTAGCAGCGTTCGCTAATATGTCTTTAGGTACTTTATCAAGCCCGGTGAAGGGAGATAGTATTTCCGTGACCCTCATGTAGTCGGATTTATCTTGTAAGTTTTCTTTATTCAGGTTAATTTTACCTCGTTAAAAGGTGACCTAATGCAAAACCAAGAAGCAACCACATGAACATTTCAAAATCTGAACCGGGTGGTCTAAGGGCTATAACTTGCATTGACGCACACTATGAAAAAGATTATGGTTAATACAAAACTAAGGAACCACCAAGCTATGTAAGGACAACCTTCAAATATTTCTTTCCAAACCGCGTTCATGAAATTCTCTGGATTTCCTGTTGATAGTCCACTAAATTTGAACATACATGAATAGATGAATTTGTGGAAAACTTTATTTGGATATCTTACAGAATTTTGTGTGTATGATTATATGACAGATGTACAAGTTATTGATTTCGTTGAGGTTAAGAATAACCCCTGCATATGCATAGCGATAGTAAGTTATGGCGATATCTATATGCGCATCAGAGTTATGTACAGAAAAAAGAGTGGATTGACGATTGAATTACCAAAAGCACCGCAAAGAAATGGTTGGGTGCATTGCTGTTGGTTTGCAGAAAAGGATAGACAGGTCGAATTTCAATTAATTGTTATAAGACAGTTGACTGAGAAGTTTCCGGATGCTAAAAGGATCATCGACTCAAAATTGAAAAAAGTAGTGCAATAAATTTTTGTAAGTATTATTAAGAAAGAAACCCAGCACTAAGGCTGGGTCGCAGGACGTTGAGTTCTGTAGGTGTGTATAGTCCAGAACTGAAGCATTTAATGATGATTACCAGTCATCTTTAAACCAATTGATCTTCCCGATCGCTTCAGACTATACCCCCCTTAAGAATTTTGCGTCCAGTATAAAAAAACATACTGGATCTCTATGACCGCCGTTTGCTGTAACCAATGCTTCCACCATATAGCCTCGAACGATGCGCCTGCTGCAAAGCTTTGGCTTGATCTATGCGCTTGTTTTGTTCGTTGGGAAGGCCAATTAAAGGTAAAGGAAAACCGTGTTCCGGGTGTGATTAAGCACTTTAGGAGCTTAGAAAAGTTGGGATATATCTCAACTGCTGATGGCCCTGACGCTGTATCTATACGCGTTAACGGCTATGACATTATTGAAGTGGAGAAAGAGAAGATGTGTCTGGATACATTCTGCCTTGATAGGGAGAAACATTCTAGCTCATGGCTCTAGAAAACACAACGGGCCACCCCACAGAGGTGACCCGCTAAACTAATGAACTAATGTAACCCTAGTCTATAAAACCGAAAGATTATAGGCAAGTGAAAGGATAAATATGACAGAAAATAATAATCGTATCGGGATGCACCATAGCTTCGATGCCGACTTGGCTGTTGAGTTAAAAAGCATCGACCTAGCAGTTTTAGTGCATCATTTTCAGTTCTGGATCAGGCATAACGCTGCTACCGGGACAAATACATATGACGGCAAGACATGGACGTTTCAAAGCCTTAAAGATATAGCTGCTCACTTCCCGTATTGGTCGAACAAACAGGTAGAGCGCTTAATCAATAAGCTTGTTGAATTGGAAATTTTAGTTAAGGGCAATTACAACACTAGCGCCTATGATCGAACAGTGTGGTACGCCTTCAAAAATGAAGAAAGGTTTACCATTTCCCGAAATCGGGAAATCGAAATCCCTAAACCGGGAAATCAAAATCCCGAAATCGGGACACCTATACCAGATACTAAGAAGAAGAAGAAGAAGAAGAGCGCTCCGCTTATTGAATTCAATTATGAATCCAATGAATTCGATAACATCACCGATGCCGATAAAGCCGAATGGCTATCAATCTATTCGGGCGTTGATGTCGAACTTGAGCTGCGTAAGATGCGCCAATGGCTTATGGACCCCAAGAACCCAGAGCGTGATGGTAATAGAACCTTCATCACCAATTGGCTTTCTAGAGCCCAGAAAGAAGTCAAAAAAACTCCTAAGAAGCCCACGGCTAACCCAGCAATACAAGATGCTGACGTTATTCCATTCAATGCCGATATAGCGCAATCCTACCGAGATGAAAGCGAAGAAGCGTACGTTGCATACCTTCAACGCATTACGGACAAAAAACACTATCAAGAATATTTGAAATCTAAGGGTTTATAATGCAACACACACACTTTACTAGGGATTCACTGGACGCAGAAGGAAGAGAGTTTTTATGTGATCGAGGCATCAGCATTCCGGTCGCACAACAAATGGGCGTAGCTAGCGCAAATGGAGCCATAAGTTTTCCTTATGTTTTCAATGGCGAGATAGTCCGCGTTAAGTATCGCAATATGCAGGACAAAAAGAAAATGTGGTTCAGCAAGAAGGACGACGAAAGGGAGAATTTCAAGATGCCCTTCTGGAACCAACGCATTTGGCCTACAAGCGATTATCTTATCATCACGGAGGGTGAGTTCGATGCGATCGCGATAGCTCAATTGGGAGCCTCCTGTGTGGTTTCTTTGCCAAACGGTGCAGCTAGTGTCGTATCGACATTCAAGAATCATTACGATTACCTGCAAAGTTTTAGTGAAATCTATATTGCCTTCGATATGGATGAGGCTGGAGAAAAGGCAGTCAATGAGGCTAAGAAGTTAATACCTCCAAAGAAGTTTCGTAGGATCATGTTTCCTGCGAAAGATGCGAATGACTGGGTGGCACAAAATCCGGGCATCGACAAACATGAGCTTGATCATTTGATGCGTAATGCATCTAAGATCTGCGTTGACGAGATCGTTCACTTTAGAGACCTACCCGAAACGTTTTACCAATCAAGAGATAGAGGTGTTCCGACTGGATGGAAAGATCTTGATGATTTGATAGGCGGTATTCGACCGAAAGAGATGACGGTTATCTCAGCCGATACGGGTGCAGGTAAAACAACATTTTCAGTAAACCTTCTATGCAATTTGATACGCAAAGATCCTTCAGGTTTTTGGATCAATAGTTGGGAGATGGACTATGAAGTTATCATCCGAAAAGTCGCTAGTGTAGTACTAGGGTCTAAGTTCAAAACGCAAGCCTTTACCAGTGAGCAGATCAAGGCGTTCAAGGCGTGGATGCACAAGCACAACGCTATGATCAATCCGAAGCGATCGAAAGCCGATATTCCATCGCTACAGAAGCAGATCGAGCTTGCCTCTAAGGTCTATGGCGTGAAGTACGTACTCTTAGATCACCTAGACTACATTAGCGCGACGTCGAAAGAGAAAGAGGGTCACGAGAAGATCAAGGACGCCGTCGTAGGCATTCACGATATGGCTATGGAGTATGATGTTCACATCCTGCTTATAGCCCATCCTAAGCAGTTAGAAGATGGATCTGGTAAGATGCATATGGGGCAGCTCAAAGGGAGTGCCGCGATCAAGCAGTACGCTGACAACATATTGCTCTTGCAAAACATGGCGCAAGCCGATCTAGCATCGCCTGATAATCGCATGAAGGTTTTAATCCCTAAGAACCGTTTCTTCGGAACTAAAGGAGAAGTAACCCTCAGGTATATACCAGAGAGCGATAGCTATATAGATAATTCGCAAATATTTTCACCAAGGAGAAGTTATGAAGAAGGTTAAGGGAGAACCTGGCCCATATGTTCCTTATGATGAAGTAGTTAGGAAACTCACCGCCCCCGCATATGGGGCTGGTGATTTGGTAGAGCTTCAGCTCTTCCATACTGAACACTTCGTAAGGGACGCAATAGCCTGCGGTAAGATCAAGTTCCAAAAGGTCAATAAGCGTGCTGTTATCCTGTGTAGGGATGACATCTTAGAGTATTGGCATAAGTATCGAAACGAACCCTATGAGGCAGCTAACAACACCCTTCCGGTGAAATTAACTATCTCAGAGGTTGAGTATCTTACCGACCTTGTCAAAGCGGGTAAGTCGAGAATGGATAGAGAATTTGATTTTAGCGATCTGTTTAGAAACTTTATTAAACACTTAAGAAAAA